GCCAAAACGCATCCTTCACATCCTTGAACCGGCCGTCCTGATCCACATTCGGCAGAATCGTCTCCGAAGGCATGCGCACCGCCGCCACCACGTTCAAGGCGTCGTCAATCACCCACTGCAGCGGCAAATTGCCCTCCATCGCCAGCCCGCGCGCATCCGACTTCAGCTTCTCCACCCGATGCAGTTGCAACCGCCGGGCGAAAGCCTCCCATTCCGCCACCAGCGAGCGCTTCGGCGCCGTCTGAGTGAAAACCAGCCCGCCCTTCACCGTGTCCCGCGCAATCCGGCTATGAATGCGCCGCACCCGCCCGTCCAGCCGGTCCATCTCGCGCACATCCAGAATCGCCTGGCGCACCTCGGGATCAACCCACATCAGCCGGTACAGATACTTCATCGAGTTCTCCGGCGTCGCCCGCCGGCCCAACTCGCTATCCCGCACCGGGCTCGCCTGTCCGTTCGGCGTCGCCTTCGCCCCGCCCCGCACCTTCGCCCAAATCTCAGCCAGCCCCATGATTCACCCCTTCAAAAACCGTCACCGATGCCAAGCTGCGCATCCCGTCTATCATTCCCTCGGCACTCAAGGCCTTCATGAAAGCCCAGGCATCTGGCATGTGTTTCTTCACCAGCCGCACCCGCTCGGCAATCACTGCCTTCTCGTCGTCCGACAATTCCGCCTTTTCCTCCCTCCCTTTCAAGGGGAGGGACGGGGAGGAGATGGGTCTCCCCTTTGCCCCGGCATAAGTCGAACTCACCGCCGCCTCGCCAGCAACCAGATCGCCAGACACAGGCCAAACGCGGCCACTTCCGGATAAACCAGAACAAACCCCATCACGCCGCCACCCCCAACCCGATCAACCCCGCATTCGCCGCTCCGCCCAACAACTGTTCCCGCGTCACCGTCCGCCGCCCGATCACCGTCGGCGCATCCTCCTGCCCGCGCGTCACCAGCGCCCAGGTCGCCGCCATATCTGCATCGAACAAGTCATCACCCAGCTTCGGATCAGCCATCTTGAAACTCGAATAATCCGCCTTCGTCGCCTCTGCCTTGATGTTCCCGATCTGCCGCACATAGGCCCGCCAGTCGTCCAGCTCGCCCCGCATATCGAACTCATCGAAATAAGCAATCGCCGCCTGTCCGTTGTGGAACGCAGCCCGCAGCATCGACGCCATCGAATGCTTGGTCATCCCGCCAAACCGTATCGGCGCAAACGCCCACTTCGGCCAACTGCTCGCCGTGCTCTGCCCCTCGTTGATCGTTCGCCGGTCAATGGAGGTCAGCCCCAGCGCAAACAGCCGGTCATTCAGCGTCGTCAGCATGCCCAGCCCGTACGCATCGCCCATCGCGTAATCGGGATCGAAGAACTCCCACAGCCCGATCAGATCGTTTTCCACCACCCGGTCATCCGTCCCCGCCGGCCACGTCCTGACGAAAATCGTGCACAAAAAATTACCGATCTGCTCCTTCACCACCAGCGCCGACTTCGACGCGGTAGCGCTTTCGCCATGTCCAGAATGATCGTAGCCAAACGAGATCAGGCCGCGCTTGCGGTACTTGCACCCCGGCAACGGCCCGGCCGGCACCAGCCCCGCCTGTAAGCCAACAGCCATCGCCTTGCGGATGTACTTTTCCCAGATCCAGTTTTGCGACGCCACGTTCTTGCACAGAAATTGCCGTATCCATTCCCCCTCCGTCTGCTGCTGGCGCATCGAATCCGCCCACTCCCGGTTCAGGATGCCCAGCTCGACACCGAGATAGACATCCACCGCCGGCAGCAAGTGATACTCCCCGGTATCGATCAACCCCTGCACCACGTCGGCGCCCTTGAACACCCCCGTCATGCGAATCTGCGGCTTGAACTGCTTGGCGTCGGCATCCACCCCCAGCCGGCGCTGGGCCCCCAGCATCGGCAGAAAGCGCGACAACAACCGGTCCTGCGGCATATCGTCGGTTTCCTCAAGGGAGGCCACCGTGATCGCCTCACCGTCGATCTGCGACATGATCCCGAACGCCCCGCACTTCGACCCATTGGCCAAGGCGTAGCCCATATCCTTCATCTGCTTGCGCCCGTTCCGGTAGCCAACAAAAGCCGACAGAATCTCCGACCGTCGAATCGCCTCCAGGTGGTAATTCAGATTGTTTTGCGACTGTTGCATCCGCGGCGCCACAATCCCCTCCTCCTGCATCGGCGTCGTCGCCAGATGCTTCAGGCAGTACATCTCCTTAATGGCAGTCTTCCCCGTTCGCCGGCACGACACATCGATCGTATTGGCGTGCTGGTCCATCTCGATACACTTCAAAATCTGCACCGGGTCCAGCGTCACGTTATGCACATGCTTGTGCCACAGCCCATGGTCATGCGCATACCGCATGATCTCCACCTCCGCCCGGGAGGCACCACTAACGCGCTGGGCTGCGGATAGGCGGGTCATTGTCCGTTCTGCTGCTCATACTCTATCAACACCGGGTCTTTCGCCTTCGCCGCATTCGCCCGCGCCATCATCCCGCTCAAATCTTCCAGCGCCTTAACCTTGCGCTCCTCAAAGGCCAGCGCCGATTCCTGCCGTTCGCCCTCGTCCTTCAACTTGCCCATCGTCCCGGCGTCGTCCTCGCCCTGCTTCGGCGTCATCGCCAGATCGTGCAGCGAGATACCCATCCGCGTAATCAGCTCCGACACCGGCCGGAACAGCGGGTGCGCCACCACATCCGTCACCACGCACTTGCGCCCGTTCTCGTCGAAATACTCGACCACCAGGCAGTTGCCGTTCTTGTCCACGTAGGTCTTCGGCACCTGCAGCGTCACCCCGTCGCCGATGATCTGGCGCAGGCACTCGCCCACCGTCGCCATCAGCGCCGCGTGAAAGTCCGAATAGATGCCCATCAGGTGTTTTGGATTGCGCTGCTCGAAAGCCGCGCGATGCTTCATGAACAGCACCGTCTGCTTCTCGCAACACGGCTGCGCCTTGCACCAGGCGCGGTCCACCTCGCACTGGCCACAAAAGCTGTAACCGTCCGGCTTCGAGGGGAAATACGTCGCCACCCGCGCATTCAGCCCGTGCTTCATGCCGTTGAACCTTGTGCGCAGCGCCTCCTCCGGCGTCGGGTGCCCGCGCAAGTTCTCGCGCACAGCAGCCTTCCCCTCCGCCGTCCGTGGCCCCGTGCAGTTCCGCCACGCCTTCATCGCCGCCCGCGCCCAATGCGCCTGCGCCGCCTCCGCCCCACATTCACACGGATGGTAATAAAGCCACGGATGCACGTCGTCATCCTCCGGCGCCGCTTCAACGCGCGCCGGGGTTCGCTCAAACGTCGCCTTGCACGCCTTGCAGCGAAAAACGACCGTCTTCAGTTGGGATTCTTCAGCCATTGCACGACTTTGGCCGCAAGCTGCATGCAAAAAAAGGGATGGTGACACCCTCCCCTTCAAGGGGAGGGCTGGGGTGGGGATGGGTCAATCACCCGCCCAGCACCACATCCTCGCAAACCCCCAGCGCCGAGAAGATCGCCGGCCAGCGCTTCGGCGGTATCCCCATCAGCCGCAAGGTCGCCGGAATGGCCACATGATCCAGCCCCACCGGCTTGCCGCTGAACGGATGCAGCCGCCATTGCCGTTTCAGCCGCAAGAACACACCCAGCGCCTCACCGTTCGCCGACCACACGCCGAAAGTCACCGGCCCCGCCGCCTCATCACCCATCACAAAGGCCCGCGCTGCCGCTTCGCCGATTCCGAATTTCACCAGGTCGGCAATCCGCTCACTTTCATCCGCTTTGCCGCCGCGCAGCCAGTGCCGCACGGCCTCAATCAGTTTTTTTCGAGTGCGCCGATCAGTTCCGCCTCGAACGTAGCAAAAATAACTTTCGCCGACTTTGGGTAATTCTTCACCAGCTTGCCCAGTGTTTCCAGTGAGAAAGGCGCATTGATGTTCTCGCCCTCCCAGCCATCGACAAAGCGGGCCAGAAAAGCTGGCGCCGCCTCCTTTTTCGCTCGGCTCTCGGTCAGCATCGCCCAATAGGCGTCGTTATCCATGTGCCGGAAGCGAAATATCACTTCTACCGGAGTCTTTCCCGGCCTCGGCAACGAAACCGGAGCGGGAAAAGTCGGATTTGGATCAATCTCGAAAATATCCATCACAGCGCCGTAATCTTGATTTCATCATTGCCGGAAGTCCCCGGCGCGAAGACCAGCCCACACTGCAAC